TTTCTTGTATCAGGTAGGCTTAAAGACGGTTCTGGTTCTTCACCTGTAATTTTTCCATACAATTTATCTGCATCTTCTTGTAATAAAACTTCTTCATTTTCTAAAATTTCTTTTTTTATTGCTTCTGGATAGTCTTCAATTTTTTTTAGATTTTGTGCAACTTTAGATTCTTTCTCACCTAACTTATTCAGATATAATTTATATGCTTTGTCTTTTGCTATTTCATAGTTTAATACTTCATCATCTGTATAATCTATAACTTCTAAACCATAATCGTTAGCATATGCAGTTGGATAAATACCTGAATCAGCAATTTCTTTATGCGTTTTAATATTAGTTCTATTTAATGCGACCCTTGCATCTATTTGGTTCATAAGTGCTATTTTAAATCTATCAAAATCTCCTATTTCATTAAGTTTAATATCTTCTAATAGGTTTTTATAAAAATCAACTAATTCTTGTTGTTTTTCAAGATTAGGTACAATATCACCAACCACTGCTGTATTTGAAGAATCAATAAGAACTAAACCTTTACCGTCATTTAAATCTTCAATATCTGCAAATTCTCCTTTTTTTGAGTTTTTTCCATAAACATACCTATGTACTAAATTAGGCTTTTCAAAAATTATATCTTTTATATGTTTTTCAAACTCTCCATTGTCATTTGTAATATCAAATATATCTTTTAATGGATTATCTACTGTTTTATGTCCTTGGTCAAAAAGTTCATTTCTTTGTCTATC